GCCGCGCGGCCATGAACGTTTTGGCTTTGAAGACGCCAGCTTCGGCGGCTTTCTTCAGGACTTCAGCCGGGTAGTGAGCGCTCGAACCCGTGCCCGGCGATATCATCAAAATCGGGTAGGTGCTCCGCTGGCCTTCGGTGAGTTTCACTTCGCCAACGAACGAAGCCGGCGCCGATTCAATGAGCTTCACGCCCGCCGCGGGGCCGGTTGCCGCTTCCGTTGTTTTCTTCGTGCGCCAGGCCTTCGGCAGTTCGTCTTCCCATCCCTTGCGCTTCGCAATCGCGATAATGTTGGCCTTAATTGTGGCCGCGCTGGAGTTGCCGGAACCGGCCCGGCCAATCGACCGAACCGCCGCCATCACGTCTTCACGCTTCAGGATCGGGAACGATTTCCCTTTGCCCGCGAAGTCAGATTCTCCTGCGGAATCACGTTCCGCCTTCGACACGAAGCGCTCGTAAACCGGGACTTCCGAGTACAGCTTTGCCGAGATCGCCGCTTCGGACATGGCCGCATAGTGATCGGCTTCGTCCTGCATCGGTTCGTACACCATGCGCCCGCGCACTTTCATTGCGTTCGCGGTGTCAATGCTGGCTTTCTTCGCGAACCCGTTGCCGCCGCTCATTGAGTACGGAGCCTGCATAGTCTCGCCGGATGAGCGATAAACCACGTCTCCGGATTCGTCATCGCCGTAATGGTCTAAAACGTATCCATAGCCGCCGTCCTTGTGGATCGCATCGACGGCATCGGAGAGCACAGACCGGGTATCGCCCGACATGAGAGCGTCGGAGGATTCCTGCAAGTCTTGCGCGATCAGAATGGTTTCGGCCCGCAACTTCATCTGAGCGCGATAGTACAGTGGAACCCGGCGTGATGAAAACAAAAGCCCGAAATAATGGATTCAATTGCTTTGTGGTAGAATTCACCCAATGGCCAGCCAAGCAGCGGAATCCGCGCCCGATGTTTCACGTGAAACACAGGCGGTTTGTCGTCGGGTAGGGGATGACGGAAAGGCGTGCGGTAAGGATTTGGACACCAGCGGATACCCGCTCTGGTGCAAGGCCTGCCGATCGAAACATCGAAACGCCTACAATGCCACGGTTAAGGACATGTCGGAGTCCCGAGGCTTCGCAGCCGGCGTTTCCGCCGCTAAAGATTTCCTTGCGCGGGAGTTTGAAGGCAAGATCCGGGGAGCGATGATTTCAGGGAATGAGGCCGCGCGGCTGGTGCGGCTCTGTAACACGTCTGGTTTACTTCCCGCCGATTAGCCGGGTAGCCGCCGTGTAGTTGTCGCGGAAGATTTCCGCCACTTCGCTGCGCGTGGAGTCCAGTGCAGGACGTGCGTAAGGTTGAGCCGGCATTCCTGGCCAGTTGGGATCGTAAGGTCCGTCGCCCGCCCCTGGTGAAGCTTCTCCGCGGATCCCGGTCCCGTACTCGACGTAGGCCGCGTGCGGCGCGTCGAATACGACGTACCCAGTAGCTTTGTCGCCGCTGACTTCGATTTCCGTGTGACCGGATTCGCGGAGTTCGCCCGTGTCAACCGGAACGATAGATTCGGCCGCTTCCAGAATCGTTTCCGCGGATTGCTCCACGCTCAGCCGGTTTGCTGTGGCATAGGTCTTTTGGATGACCGAGAGGTTAAGCGGGACGTAGCGGGCTGAGGCGCGGAAGTTCACGCCACCATTCTACGCCGATTCCGCAAAGAGACTCATGGGCCGCGCTTCACGCTCCGCGATGGCGAGATTCTGGCACGACTGAAGCTGTAAAGGAAATTATCCGGCGTGAAGCATCAGGGAGCACATGCAATTAGGATGCGAAGGGGGAGCCTCGTCGCCGCTTTCAAAATCTTCATCGAATGCGATCTCACCTTGCAGGGAATTCGCTATGCAGATCAGGCACGGCGCTAAATCCGTTTGCCAGCTTTTGCGCGTGGCTCCAGCCTCTTCCCCAAAGTGCAGAATGCTTTGATTGTAGGCATCGTTCAATTCTGTGTGTGCAATCATCTTCGCCCGGTTCGCGGTCATGTCCACAAACTCCGCGCGCACGGCCTTTACCGTTGCATCGAAGTCCGCGCCCTCTTCGTAGGCTTCTGCGATGGCGGTAGCAATGCGGTCCACCGTAGTTTTGTCAATCTCGCCGGTCAGCTTCGTGAACCCGTTCGACTTCAGATATTCTGCGATGAAGGATTCCGGGTTCGCCGGTGCCGATGCCAGTACTTCCGCCGCGCTCTCCGCTCCGCTTTGAATTGCCGCTCTGATGGCTGTGTCGTATCGCAGGGAATCTACAGCGGTGACGGGCTGGTGGTAGATCACTGTCCCGAGCGTGAGTGTCGCTTCGTCGATAACGCGCTGCCGGGCTTCGGCTTCAGTCTCCGCTTCTTTCAGGTGCGTCAGGTTGCGGAGTGCATGGGATTGCAGGACGGCTTTCAGTTGCGATCGGAACCGGGACCGTGCGAGTTTCTGAATGACGCGCGATGGCCCGGCTATGGCTTTGTCGCGGCGAAGCTGGAGCTTTGGCCGTGTCTCTGATTCCAGCAGGGAGGCGAGATCGTTGACGGCCTCCAGCAGTTCCGCTTCCGGCGTCATACCTTGAACACCATCACGTCACAGACGGCTTGCCAGAGCACCAGCGGGCCTTTCGCCGCCGGTCTGTATTCGATGCCGCATCGTGGGCATTGGAACGGCTCCAGATTATCCAGCTTCCCGGTGAGTGATGCGCGGTTCAGCGCCTTCCCGCAGCATCCGTCTGCCTGCGTTGTGTGAATCGGGATTCCGGCCGCCACGGACGCCGCACTGTTCGGCGCACACGATTTCAGCGTGACGCCAGCCCGCAGCGCAATCAATCCATTCAGTGCCTTTCCCTTCGATGGCGCGGCCATCAGTTCTTCGTACTGTGCTTTGGTGACGCCGGGAAGTTCGATGGACGTGCCGCTCTTGTAGTTCACGGCCAAGGTGTCGTTCTCCCAGCCGATCTCGGCGACATTCGATGACTGAACGGGCTCCATTTTCACGCCGCGTCCTTCCAGGATTCTTTGATGCGGTCCATTGCACCAGCCAGCCGGTCTAACGCCGCTTCCATGGTGGGCTTCTTCGCTGGGTCCGGTTGCGGTTTCAGTGCTGCCACTGCTTTCGCGGCCTGTGCTGTGCGCTCCGCTTCTGCATCGGCCTGGTTCTCGCGGTTCGGATCGTACTCACCGTCCGGGTACATCTGCTCTACGATCTCATCAGCCTTGTCGATACCCAGCAACGTAAACAGGTGCTGCACGCCGGTCTTCTGGTCGATGCCTACGACCTGTCCCTGCGTATTCTTCAGCGTCATCGCTTCCACCGTCGCAGTCACCAAAGCCGGGATATCGCCTTCGCGGATCTCAGGGAAGGTTACGGTTACTTCGATTGCGTTCGTGACTTCCGGTTTCGCTTCGGATACCACGTAGTGCCAGTCGCCCCGGTGATTCCGTACCCGCTTCGCTTCGTAGATCAGGACGGGTTTGTCCATGTTCAGTTTCCGCGCGGCCAGCGCTTCACGGAATTTCGAGTTCGGCGCCTTCGCGGAATTGCGAAGCGCAAACGTCACGATGACGCACAGATCCTCCCGCCATTCCTCCTGCAACGATTTGAACGCCAGTTCCGTGGGCCGGTCCAGCGTCGTAGCCGTCGCCAGGTTGCCCGTGCTCACGTCTGCAAGGAATGTTTCCGGCACGTCTTTAACCATGCAGCACATGAGCTTGTACTGCCGGACCTCTTCAGGATCGCCGCCTTCGCCAGAGCTTTTGAACGCAGCCAGTGCGGTTCCCGGCCCCGATGCCCAGATCGAACCGTTTACCGCTGTGGGGTTCTGGTCGTACCACGATGAGTTCCCGGTGTTGACCGTCGTTTCCAGTTGCCGCTTGATTCCTTCGAGCGCCTGTTGACCGCCCTTCGTCGTGATCGTCATGGCAATCTGAGCGAGAGCCGCTTTGACGGCGGCGCACGCTTCCAGGAACTTGCGCGATGCCTTCGCCCAGTCGAGCATCGGATAGATCCGCGGACATCCAAACAGCCACTTGCCTACCGTGCCGCACTTCCGGTGATAGACCGGGTTGTCCCACATTACGGGCTTGCCGTTGATCGTTGCGGGTTTCGCGGCCGGTTCGTAGCCAACTGCCGGGTACCAGCAGTCGCCCGTGATCTGTTGGAACTGTCCCGTCTCCGGATTGAAGGTGCGCTGCACCCACATGCGATGGAAGTACCACTCCACGTCGCAGTCTTCCGGGTCCGTCACGATCTCCTGCACTTCGGTCGCGTCGATGGTTCGGACGTCTGTTTCGCCCGTGTCCCCATTTGCGAAAAACACGAAGAACAGATTTCCGTCGTAGTCTTTGCGCCGCTCCATGTCCGTGAGCGCAACCTGTCCGAGCACTTTCTGATTACGATCAAAGAACCGCTTGATTTCGTCGTTCGCGTCTTTGTCCGGGGAACTGACCTCAACGCCGCGCCCGAATACGTAGATCGCGCACACGTTGACCAGCCTGCGCACGATGGGGTTCTTGATGTAGTACAGCCGGGAAATCAGGATGATTTGCTGGATGCCCCAACGCGAGAACTCCAGCCAGCCGAAAGCGGCCTCACGGCGCCATTCCCAGTTATTGAGTTCCAGCTCGAAGATGCCGTTGGCTCCCTGCGCATTCATGAACGACTCCCGGGCACGGACCCCCTGCTCATGCGCCTTTTTCAGGCCGCCCGGTACCGAGGATTCCGCGAACGTCATTGGCCCCAGCCATGGCCCCGAGCCTCCCATCATGGCCGCTTCCTGCAACTCGCCGGCGAATTCCATGATGTCCCGCTTGCGGAAATCCTCTTCGACGGACTTCATTGCCAGAGTTTCGACGAGCGATCTGACCAGCGGGCGCAGGTCTTCCCGGCGTTCGGGTACGGGTGGCGAGAGCGTCTGCACAGCGGGCGCGGTCGCCCAGGCCTTGAATCGGTTTCCGAGTCCGGTAATTAGTTCGCGCATTTGTGTGGATTATCCCATAGCTGGGGTACAATGCGGGAAATGAACTGGGGACCGGTTATCGCTTTTGCTAGCCGTCACAAAGACGGGTTGGAACTGTTTGCGATCGCGGGCGCCGTCACCATGCGGAAAACTTTACCGTGGCCCTTCAACCGCATAGAGCCCCTTGAATGGTCCTATGAATGGTTCCGGGAGGCGGTTCTTACGTTGATTAGCCTGCGCGGGCCAATTCCCCACGGCCCCGAAATACAGTCCTCAGAGCGTGTCAAAAAGAATCCCGATGGAGGTGTTGAATCTGTGAAAGAATCCACAGTCAGCGGTTCCACTGTGGCCGCTGAAGTGTCAGACTCAAAGGATGGAACTGGTCCTCATGCCTGACTATGCAGAGATGATCGGAGAAATAAAGGGGAGACTCGGCTCTCTGGAGTCACAGTTTACCCGGCTGCTGAACCAGCATGACGAAACCCGCAAAGAGCTATCCAGCGCCTGCCAGAATATCAACATCGCGATGCGCCAGCTTGACTCAATCGAGAAGGCGCTCAGATTGTCAAACGAGAGAATCACCAAGAGCTACGGGCGCGGAGAGCGCTTGTTCATTCGTGTAGCGGTCGCCGTGCTTTTGATCCTGTACAGCGATTCGGTTACCGGAGCCCACGGCGCAATCGCTAAGCTATTCGGATCAGGAAAGTAACCCATCCAAGCGCCGCCAGCGTAATCAGCAGGGTTTGCCCGAAGTACTTCGCCAGATCCTTTTCCCTTGATCGATTGCGGGCCTCTATGGTGTGCAGAGTCATGCGGGTATCTCTGGTGTGATTTGTTTCGCTACCCACTCCCGCATTTTCTCCCAGCGTTTTTCTGGGGTGATGTCTGTGCGGACATTTCCGACGTACTCGAAATCGAAGTATTCGTCGTTCATGTAGACGATTTCCTCTGCCAACTGCGGCGCTATGTCAAAAGCAGCAGCTACCTGCTCCGGCTCGGATGGGTCCAAGTTCTGCATGTCTATGCCGCGTGCGTGTCCAAGTGCGCCTAGAGCGCAAACATTCAAACATCCAGCATCTGCGTCGAATTGCTCCAGTTCTCCAACGATAAGAGCTTTATCGGGCATGGCGTCGAGTGCCGCGAGAAGATCAGTCAGCATCTTTTGGCCGCGCTTTCCGCGAGTCGCGCTGGCTACCTGCGCGCGCCAACGTCCCATCGCCAGATCATCATCCATATCGTCTATATATCCTGATCGGCTCAAAGTAGACCTCCACCAGCTTCTTCATAACAGGATTTCGAGCAATATTCCCGCATGTTGGCGGTCCATCCCCGCATCGGCCAGCCACCCCAGTACCACGCGCGGCACATGCGGCACGGCTGCACGGGAATCCAGCCGAGGTATCGATTCCAGTAGTATTTCCATCCCGTTAACATCTATGCCGCCTCCTTCTTCCTCATCCTGAACAACTCCTGACCTCTCATCGACATTCCCCCACTAACCAGATTTCACTCGCCACGATATCCACCCCGATTTCTTCATCCAGAATCTTCATGCAAACCAGAACGCACTCCGCGCAGATATAGGAGCGAGTCCACTGCTTTCCCGGCGTAGAAATCATCAGACGGGAATTGTCATCCGCTACGCCTCAGAACGAACAGCGAAACTCGGTGTTGCTCATGCGTCACCTCGCTTTATCACTTCGGCGGTAGCAGCCCACTTGCGAAAGTCGTTCCGGTGTTTGCGGGTGGCGCATCCCCTGTTCGGACCGCTTGCGTATCGCAGAAAGATACCGAGTTTGGATGCCGTCACTTCGAGTACTTCATAATCAACGAATCGAGGTTCAGGAACGATCCTGCAACGCCGGGGCTTGCGGAATAAATCCCCCACAGCCGGATCAATTCGCGGATCTCGTTCGATGCGCTCCACGTGCTCGAAACAGCGGGCGATGGTGGCGTTCAAATTATCCATTGCCGTTTTCTCCGTACATGTCGGCTTTCATGTCGCGGGCGGCTTCTCGTTTTGTTTTACGAGACACTTCAGGTTCCGCAAAAGCAGGCAGCCTACCACCAGTGCATGTCACGGATATATGGAAGTTCATGGAGCCTTCTCCGGGCCACTGTTGAACCTGAATTCCTCCCGCCACGATAACCACGCCACCATTCAGCTTCACGTAGTGCGCTACCGCGCGATACAAACGATCAATTGCAACGGTATTCTGGTCTTTCTTGCGGGCGATGGTGGCGTTGAGGTCGGTCATCGGAATTTCGCCACTGTATAGTTTTCACATCTGGTGATTGCCGCATCCAACCTGTCTACGGAGTCAGTGAACGAGGTGCGCGGCGCAGTAGTGTGGCACATTTCTTCCAGCGCGGCTTTTGCGGCGTCCAGAAGTTCCAGCCAGTCCGAATTCACCGCGAACCCCTGAGCGCCGCCCTGAGACTCTGAAGCGCCACGAACCCGGCGATAAGCCAGACGATTGATTGCCATGTCATTCGACACCTGCCAGTTTCTTCATGTCGGCCAGCGCCACTTCATCCGATTCGATCCAAGTCATGACCAGACTTTACCACGCTACAACGCTGTTACGCAATACTGCCGGAAGTTATCAATCCGGGGAAAAGAAACAATCCCCGCACGGCAGCGCCAATCCAGCGATTTTATCCCGCCAATCCGCGCATGGCTCCAGTGTTGCGGCTCCCGGTATCCCCGGTGACACACAGCAGCCGTGGAGCTTCCCGTCCGCATAGGCCACGGTATCCGAGAGTCCGCGAAAGCAGACGGCCCCAGAGCCGCGCCTTGAACGCGGGGTGAATTCGCCGCTCCATTCGGTGGACTTGTAAGAAATCATTACAAGTTCGACGGCTTTGGCGTTCCGTGAATCGTACCGGCTGGGATATATGTGGTCGAAGTGCTTCAGGGTTTCGTGGTATTGGACCGTCTTAAAACAGTCGGTTTGCAGGGTCAGGAGCGTGCAGCCGAACAGTTGCCGGAACCGGGGGACAAACTCGGCAAAGCGTGGATGCGTTGTCGGCTCCCCTCCGGTCAGGTGGATGCGGTGAATCCCGTACAGTAACCTTGCCGCGTCCTCAAAGTACTCCCACGGGTGATGGACCGCATCCCGT